ACTCCAAAGAATTATTCAAAATTAACAAAAGGCAATGTGTTTAACGTCAAGCAAGATGGATTATTTTTGTCCGGGCTCGAAAAAGTTTTTGATTCCGATTTACAAAAAAGAATTCTAAGCGGTGAACAAATACAAGTGTCAATTGGTTTTGAACAAAGAACAGATTGGACTCCGGGTGAATATAACGGTGAAAAATACGACTGTATCCAAAGAGATATTCGCATAAATCATATTGCGCATGTAGAGAAGGGAAGAGCAGGCGAAGAGTGCAGAACTATTTTAGATTCCAACAAAGACTATGCAATAATGCAAGAGGCTAATATTAATATGACACCAAAATCAAACACAATTACTTGGCGAGTAGATAACAAAGATTATTCTATCGACAAATCCATCATAGACAAAGCGGTATTATCCACAGTCAAAAAAGACGCGGACGAACCAGTGGCAGTTGTTGAAAATCCTGTTGTAGAACCAACAGCGACAGAATCACCGGCTACTCCTGATATATCCGTAGATATGAACGCAATTACCGAAAAAATGAAGGTTGCTGACAAGATAATCGGAGACATTAAAAATAAATACGGTATTGAATTACCTGAGCTAATGTCACTACTTGAAGCAAAAGACGAAATGATTGAATTATATAAATCAAAAATGGTAGGCGGGTCTCCTGAAGTCATGGATGCAATTAATGTTATCAGGACCGCTGAAGCAATCCTTCCTGAAACAAAACTTGATTATTCAAACTTGAACGAAATCAAAAAACAAGTAATCAAAGCAAAATTACCAAACTACAAATCTGGTAAATTTGATTCTATGACTGATTCGGAAATCGAAGTAGGTTATAAAGCAGCGGTCGAAGTTGCCAATCATCTAGCAGTGTTTGGTAAATCAGTAGTAACCGCAAAACAAGATGAATCCAAAATTGATTCACTAAGAGCAGAAGTTGAAAACGCAAAAAATAATTATTACAAACGAGGGCTAAAATAAATGGCTATAGATTCTTATACAGACGTAAACACAAATCAAACAAATAGTGCCGGTAAACTCGGCAGAAACTATACTAACAACTATATTGAAAGTGAAGTATGCGGAAGTGGCGCGATTAAATTCGGATACGGTGCACAAGTAAAAGCTGGGGTAGTAGCGATATTAGCCACTGGTGATGTAACAACCATTTCAGCAAGAAACACTTTTGGGGTTGCGGTATTTTCCCCTGGTGCTGCCGGACTTGATTCTAATCAGTATGAACAGTATGACCAAGTTGGATTTTTAAAAACCGGTATCATAAACGTAGTGGTTACAGAAGCAATCGCAAAAGGCGATCCAGTTCGAGTGTATCATACAACTAGCACCGCGAAAATTCAAGGTATGTTTGCGACCACAGCAGAAGCGACAAAAACGGCTCTTATCGCAGGTGCGAGATGGGTAAGTGCAAGTCAAACCGATGCAAGCGGTGTTTTAATCGCGGAACTTTTTATTCCCGATTCAATCACACTTACAGCGGATACCTAAAATAATAACTTAAAAGGATAATAACAATATGCCACAATCAAACATACTTTACCCATTCAGAGAAGCCGATTTACTACAAATCGAGCAAACTCTTTACGAACCTAAACAATATATCCCAAGTGTAAGAGATATTTTTTCAAAGAATACTTCTTTTAGCCCTGGACTTGCTGAATACGGATATGACATTTATAAGCGCACCGGCTCCGCTGGAATCAGTTCTAGAATGCCCGATGCAAAAGATATTCAAAACGTAGGCGAAATAATGTCGCGCGTAACGTTTAAGCCGTTTTATGTCTCTTCCATGTATCAATATACAAGAGAAGAGAGATTGGCGATGGCAACACAGCAACAATTCGGCAAGGGCGCATACTTCCCATTAGACGTTAAGCGAATCGAAGCGGTAAGAAGATTTATTGACGAACAAGAAAACCAAGCATTTTACAAAGGTGTTGCCTCTCTAAATATCCCTGGGTTATTTTCATGGACAGACGGAACAAGCACTATTACCCCAGCAGTTGTTGCGGAAGGGGCTACGGGCGCGAATGCGACAGCTAAGAAAAAATGGTCTAATAAAACAGGTCAAGAAATTATTGCAGATTTAATTACAGCGAAAAAAACGGCTAGCAAAAACGGGTTGTATAATCCAGATACTCTGCTCTTGTCTGTTGATTCTGCTTTTGAATTACAAAAACCTTATTCAAGTCAGGCGTCAACTCCTATTATCCAATGGCTCACAGGTGAGTCTGGAATGTTCAAGACAATCAAAACAATCAAAGAGTGTTCTAAAGCTTATAACGGTATTGCGCCGACTTACGATTCTAATGCGGGAACAGAAGCGTTTGTAGTTTTTGAAAACAATTCTAATATCATTGAATTAGCGGTTATTGAAGATTTAACCCTACTTAATGGTATCTATGATGAAACAGAGACATACAGACAAGTAGCCGTTTTAAAATCAGGCGGGGCTATTATCCGTTATCCTGAAGCAATCTACATAGGAAGAGACATCTAAAAAAATGGCTCAAACTACAATCCAATCTGTAAGAGATGGGCAGGGGACTAGATTAGATTCTTTGTCCGATACACAAATACAGCATTGGATTGATGTGGCGTATAACGTTGTAATAGACCACGGAGTAAGTGTAGACCATGTAAGATTTGCAGAATTGCAGAATTACAAGATTTATGATTTGCTAGAGTCGACCGGATCAATACCAAACGAAGTAACAAGCGAAGCGGTAGGCGATACAAATATCAGTTTTGATACTAACATCGCAATTGGTTCGGCGGTTTTTTGGCGCGAACGATTTAGAGAAGAGTTGCGAAATGTAATAGGATTCAACCACTATGTCGTTTAAGGATACTCGCAATTATTCACTAGCCGATAAACTCAAAGAGTTAAATGGTATGCGCGTGCGCGTAGGTATAGTCGGTAAATCTGATTCAAAGCTTTTAACTTATGCAGCCGTCAATGAATACGGGGCTAATATTAAGATAACTGCAAAGATGAGAAAATTTTTACATTGGATCGGGATTCACGTAAAGAATGAAACGACTCATATTGTGATCACCGAAAGAAGTTATATAAGAAGCACTTTCGACAATAAAAAAGTATTTGAAAAATTAAGAAAAAAAATTCAACCACTTTTAAAATCAGTTTTAAACGGTGGAAATGATGCAATTGATATTTTGGATTTTATAGGGTTGCAACTAACGTCTGACGTAAAAAGAACGATAGCCGAAATGAAAGAGCCTGAAAATCATCCAGTAACAATTGAAAGAAAAGGCAAGGGCAAAGGCTTATTAGTCGATAGTGGACGTTTAACGAATGCTATCTCATATGAGGTTGTATAATGCCTGTAATGTCATCGGTCGCAAGTGTAATTGATAGACATATTAGAACGATTACTTGTCATTCCTTCCAAGGTGTGCAAGTTCAATCTAATGGAGAGGCTACGGATAATGTCTATATAACGTCAAGTAAAGCAATGGCAGTATTGCCAATGTCGGCTAGAGAATTACAAACGCTACCCGATGGGATGTATGACAAATTCGATAGGAAAGCATACACAAAAGATACGGAAGATATTTTATTAAATGAATCTTGGATTGAGACAGATTTTGGAAACTTTAAAATAATGTCGCAAGACAACCGTTATTTTGAAGGTGGATATATTGTATACTACTGTAAGAGGTTATTAGTGTGATTAGCGATGCAGACTTAAAAGAATTTATTGCTCAGTGGAATACTACAAGCGGTGTAACAATATTACGCGCTGACCAATCTGTAAAAATGCCTTCATACCCTTATGCGACTTACAAAGAGTTATCGACTAACGTTGAGCCATGGGTATCAAATATAAAAACTCGTTCTTATAATCCAACAGATAAAATCGTAACAATAACCGAAAACGAAACAAGCGAAACAACCATAAGCGTAAATGTGTTTAGCGATAAGCACGCAGAAGCAAAACAAAAAATTGAGATTCTTAGATTTGCTTTAAAAACCAATGCAGTAAATAAAAAAGCAAGTGATTTGAATATGTCAATCATCTTGAATATAACTAACGTTCAAGATCGCACAATATTTTTAGAATCAAATTATGAATACCGTTTCGGATTTGATTTTATCCTTAGAGCAACAACTCCGCAGGTTGAAACATTTAATTCAATCGAAGAGATTAATGGCACTATAACAACAACAAACGAAATTACAGAAAATACAAATACATTCGAGGTAACCGGCTAATGGCAAATTTTATTAATGACATTGTAATTCAGATTACAAAACTTTTAACAGCAGCAACTAGAGAGAGCTTTTCCAATGTTCTACTTTTTGCGAATAATATTAAACAATATACTCTAACCGTAGGCAGTGGGACAAGTGGCATTACCTGGACAACTAAGACCGGAAAAATTGTTTCTGTCATCTATGTGGTCAGTGGAAATAATACTGCTTTGTCAGTGGCTCGAAGTGGCTCAGGAACTATAGGGACTCCATATTTAATAACAGTCACTGTTGCAACTAACGGATCAGGGGTAGCAACTAGCACGGCAACTCAAGTTAAAGCAGCGGCTGATTTAGTCGCAAACGTAACCGATATTTTAACTGTCACTCTAACCGGATCAGGTGCTGGGGTAGTATCTGCATTAGCCTCTACGCCATTGGCTCTCGATACTGCACTTAGTAAAGCGGGTGTTTATAGAACTTTTACGACCTTATCTGGTATGCTTGACGTTTATACGACATCCGATCCTGAATATTTAATGGCAAGCGCACTATTGGCAAATACGCGTAAACCTTCTAAATTTGTTGTCTATTCAAAAGAAACCGCTGACGTAATTACTACTGAATTAGCTGCTTTAGTTCAATCAAATAATGATTGGTATTATTTTGTGTATGACTCCGAAGATGTTGCAGAATTACAAGAGTGTGGAGATTTCGCAGCGTCAAACAAAAAGAGATTTATTGGTGGAACTTTTGATTTAGATGTTTTAACAGACAGAAACAACGCAAACGAAATGTATATATTAGATGATACTAATACATATTCTAACGTAAATATTTTAGGGCTAATGTCTACCTATACCCCGGGAACAGCGACTTGGAAATGGAAATCTGGTAACAACTTATCGCCCGTAGGCTATACACAAAGTGAGCTACAAACAATTAGAGATAGCCAAGGTCAATGTTTTACGCAGCAATCAGGACTTGTTTTTTTGAATGGCTCAAAAACAACAGCTAATACTTTTATCGAGGATGAAGTTTTCGCAGATTATGTTGAAGCAAGAGTCAAAGAAGATTTGCTAACTCTTTTAACACGTCAACCTAAAGTTGCATTCGATCCCGATGGACTTGAACTTATCGAGTCAACAGTCAGAAGCACGATCAAGGGAATTGCTCTTGTTGGCGGTATTGCGAAAATTGATCCAACAAGTGAAGATGAACTTGCACTTTCTGACGATGGAATTTATAAATTCACAGTAAGTGTCCCGGCGTCTAGTGACATTAGCTCTAGCGATAAAGCTCAGGGCATACTAAACAACGTTGTAGCAACTATTTATTTATCAGGTTCAGTTCAAGAGATTGGAATGAATTTAATTATCACAATTTAAGACTAAGAGGTATTATCCAATGGTAAAAACATACAACCCAAAAGAAGTAAGAGTAACAATCGCAAACTTAAACGTTAGTGGACTAGCCGATGGAAATTCTATCGTTATAGAACGCTCACAACCACTAAGATATAATAGTCATGTTGGCACTTTAGGGGAAGTGAGCAGAACAGCAACAGTTGATAGAACTGCAAGATTAAAACTCACAGTCAAGCAAACCGCCCCATTCAACCAAACTTTACAGGTAATCGAGGCAACTTTAAATGCTGCAAAATTTCCGGTTCAAATTTCTAACAAATCAGATTTGAAATACTTGGCAAATGCGACCGAATGTTGGATTGAATCAATGCCTAATAAAGAGCTTGGCATGGAAGAGCAGATGCGGGAATGGGTAATTTTTATGGCTGACTTTACGGAAAAAGAAGGTTAGTCGCAATGGCTGAAAATTTAAAAAACGCTGTTAGTCTCTATTCTGAAATAGTTGAGGTTAATGGCAAGCATTACAAATTACAGCATCCAGGCAATAGAGCTTGGTTAAAATTAAAACAGTCTCTTGTCAATATCACTACAAAAGAATTTGATTTTGAAAAACTTTTAGACTATGCTTTTGAGCATTGCGTTTTTCCGGTCGACCATGCTTTTGAACCAACCATTGACAATATATCTTTAAGCGAATCGGAGGTTTGGGAAGTAATTCTTCCCAACTTTTTTCGCGGTAAAGTTGACAACAAATTTAAGCCAAAAGATAAAACTAGCGAAAGAGCGAATTGAAAAAGATGAATTAGAGTGGTCTTTCTGGCGACCAATATTAGGAAAAGTTTTTACATTTACAGAGGCTTGTCATGCAACGTTAGACGATATAATAGAGGCTAACGCGGTATTAGACATTAAGCATGAGCAAGAAAAAATTGCAATAGAGAAAGCAAAACAAGAGGCTAATAAAAAATAATGGAAGCAGCAAGACTACTCTACGGTGAATTAGAACTAGACGCTAGTAGTGCGTTGTTTGCAGTCAATGAACTTGACGAAGGTTTTGACATATTAGCCTCACAAATTGTAGAAACTCAAGACGGGTTAGGTGGTCTAGATAATTCTTTAATAGAATCTAGCGAGGCTACAAATAGCTTGTCAAGTTCTTTCGAGTCTCTTGGTCAATCGCTTTCTGTTATCGGAATTTTTATGATCCTTGCCGGTGTTCTATACGAATTAATTTCATCGAGTGAATCATTCAAAAAAGTCATTACTGAATTACAAAAAGCATTCGAGCCTTTACTAAAAGTAATTGGAGAGTTTGCGGAATGGGTAGGAAAATATATTGCAGAGGCTTTACTATTTGCCATTAGCCTATTGAGTGAATTTATAAACTATCTAACTAAGACTGAACAAGGGCTTGCATTATTAAAAGTTGCTGCTATATTTTTTGCAGTGGTCGCGGGTGTTGCGTTAGTCGCCAGTCTCAAAGCTATGGCTCTTGCTGCCTACGGTGCGATGACTGCCTTTATTGCTATGATAACTCCTCTCTTGCCTTTTATCGCAATAGCCGCTTTAGTAGCCGCAGCGATAACAACTGTTATCCTCGTTCTGGAAGACTTATACTATTTCGCTACAGGAGAGGGAGAAAGCGTTGCAGGTGAATTTTTCGCAATGCTTGGAATGAGCCCAGAAGAAATAGAAGATGTTAGAAAATCAATTAAGGAATTTATCGACATGGTAAAAGCCGCATGGGATTCTTTTTCTAAAGGTGTAGGCAAATTAGTGCCCCAATTAAAAAAGATTTTTAGTGCGTTATTAGCTATAGCTAAAACTTTTTTTATAACTGTATTCAAATATATTTTCGACTTAGCAAAAATCTTTTCAGGTGTTTGGGATATTATAAAAGGAATCTTCACGGGTAATTTTGATTTAATTCTAGGCGGCTTTAAAAAAATAGCCGATGGGATATTATCAATTTTTAAATCAATGGGAAACTTTATCGCGGATACTTTTAATAATCTTCTAGAAATGATTAAGCCAATAAAAGAAATCGCTAGTTCTTTATTTGGTGGTAAATCTCCAGAGCCTATCGCAGGTGCAAGGGCAGAAGGCGGATCAGTTGCAAGCGGTAAAGCTTACTTAGTCGGCGAAAAGGGAGCAGAAATATTTACTCCATCGTCGAGTGGCTCTATTACCCCAAACTCCGAAATCTCATCCGCTCCAATGGGAGCAAGTGCAAGCAGTGGCAAATCTACAATAGCCTCAATTATAGGAACGGTTAATATTGTAGTTCAAGGTGGAGAAAATATGGCTAGTGATTTATCTCAAAAAATAAAAGACGTTATCCGTCAAGCCTCCATCGAAGCGGCTCAGGAATTGGGGTTATCTATCTAATGGCACTAATTAACAGAATAGCAGAAGGAGTTTTAGCAAGATTTAGACAACGTAACTGTCTTATATCTACAAAAGAAAAAACAGTTATCGTATCGGCTACTATGGATTTAACCGACTCCTATTCTATAAGCGTCTCAACAAATCAAATTGAAAACGGAACGAATATTACTGACCATGCGCACCCATCGCCCGAAACTATTTCTTTAACTTGTATTTTGTCTAATGATGATTTCGATTATACTAACCCGATTAATTTACTTTATGATACGGCAGAGCAAGCCAAAGAACTATTAATTGAATTTGCAAAGAAGGCTGAAAAATTAGAAGTAAGATACAAAGATAATGTTTATACTGACTATCTAATTACTAGCTTATCATTTATTAAGTCAACGGATGTGGGCGATAATTACAACGCGTCAATAACACTACAAAAAATCTACACGGCTACTGTCGAATCAGGGACGATTGTAAAAGGTAAACAACCTGTTCAAGCGAAGCCAGTTAAAAAATCTATACTCAAAGGAATTTTCGGATAATGGCAACTATACAAGATTTCTTACAATTCGATTCATCCGAAATACCAGTAGAAAAAAACTTTGTTATCGAAGGTAATGAGTATAAATTCCTTATGCAATATAACGAGCACGGAGATTTCTACACGCTCACAATAAAAGATTTAAACGATAAAATTTTAATCACTAATAAGCTAACTTATCTTAGTCCTATAAATGATTCAGTTATCGAAGGATTAAATATAAAATCAAAAATCATTCCTGTTAATTACGATAATCCTGATTTAGATTTAGAAGTTAATAAAGCAAACTTCGGGCTAATAAGTATTATGCTGGCGGTTGAATAATGGAATATTTTAATCGCATAGCAAGTCTGAATATTGACGGTAAAAAATTTCGTTACGATCTCGCAAACGATGAACGTTTTCAGATCGAATTCAATACGGAATTTGACATAGCTAAATTATCAAATAGTGCGACAATAAAAATTTACAACGTCAACGATGAGACAATAGAACTTGCAAGACCAAAAGTAAACGGCAAAACAAAAGAACTAAAACTTGTTACTCTCGAAGCAGGATATAAAGATAATTTTGGAATCGTTCTTGCCGGTGAAATTTATGATAGCAAAGTCACTAAAAACGGTATAGATAAAATCCTTGAATTAAAGTGTGGCGGGAATTTATCTAAGTTTGGAAACTTCCCAATTAACAAAACTTATAACAATAAAAATACATCTTACATAGTTAAGGACATATTACAATTAGCCGGATTCGATAACGGGGGAATAATCCCCGAAAAAGAAATTAACTATACATCTATTGTTATAAAAGATTTACGCGAAGGATTAAAACGGTTAGCCTCTGATTCAGAAAGTGAATTATATATTTCTAACAACGCAATTTATTTTAAAAAACCAGACGCATCTAATGAAGTTGTAAACTTAAACTTTACAAGTGGATTACTGCAAGAGCCAGAAAAAACAGACTTAGGATACAACGTAAAATGCCTTTTCAACTATCGCATTCTACAGGGGAATAAAGTTTTAATTAAGGCTAAGAAGGATTACACTCTTAAAGTAACACGCGGTAAACATAACTTTAATGTAAGTGGTCAATCAATAACTGAATTCGAGGGAGTGGAAGTAAAATGAGCTTATCCCAATTAATTGAATCAGCTATTGATAAAAAACTTAGAGCTATACCACAAACTCTACTTTGCACAATCGAGTCATTCGACAAAGACAAATTAACCGCAACTTGTAAGCCTCTGTATAAATCGGTATCAAGCGATGGGAAAGAAATTGCATACCCATTATTATCCAATATCCCTGTTATGAGTTGCTATTTAGGAAAAGATATTTCTGTATTGCCTTCTTATGAAAGGGGCGACTTAGTGTTAGTCTCTTGTTCTACTTTTAACAATTCTAAACAATTAAAAAAAGAATCGGCTAAAGAATCAGAAGGATTATTTGGTTTAGAAAATTCTTTTGTGATTGGCGGAATAAAAGCGTCAAGCGATACAACAAAAGATTTACAAATATTATTTGAAGATAATAAAATCGTGTTTAAAAACAAAAACACAAAATTAGAAATAAAAGAAAATCATATTACGGTCACTACTCAAACGGGTAGTTTTAATATTGATACGCATTTACATACTGGAAACCTCGGTGCTCCAACAAGCCCACCGACTAACGGGAGTTAATCACTATGGCAGCAGATTACGCACAATTAGTAATTGATATTTACAACGCGAATAATTCAGGCGTGAATGACTCTTTGCAAATGGCTATTAAATACGCAGATGCAATCGAAGCTTATTATAAAAGTGGCTCGATTCAAATTGGATCGTTAGCGTCAACCGGCACGGGTAATATGGGATTACCTGTAAATTCTACAAATACAACAGGGGGAACTTTTACATGAGGCAAATGATTCTTACAGAAAGAGATTTAGTTTTAACAAGTAACAAATTCGTATTAGCTTCTGGCAATGATTCACTATTTCAACAAATTACAAACCAAATTACTATGTGGTTCGGAGAGTGGTTCGCAGATGTATCAATCGGTATTGATTACATAGGTTTTGAGAATAAAAAATTCTCTGACAAAGAAATTATATCTAGTGTTACTCAATCGCTTTACAAAAACAAAAATATTAGTTTAGTAAACAGTGTGGTAGTAAGCAGAAATTTAGCAGAAAGGAAAATTACTCTTGACGTAGATGTTGAAACCGTAGAGGGTAATATGGTTATAACTATATGAGTTTCGGAATAACTACAAACGGCTTTGTCAGAAAAGACAGAGACACAATCAAATCAGAATTAATTACTTATGCACGTAGTCAATTAGGAAACGATATTGATTTTTCGCCTTATTCTTATGAGGGGCAACTCTTAGAAATCACTGTCAATAATATGGATCAAGTTTGGCAAGATTTAGAAAAACAATATTATGAAGTCTATGTTCAATCTGCTAGCGGTGTCCAACTAGATAGAATTGGCGCTTATTCAGGTTTAACCCGTCGACCGGCTGTAAAAGCTAGTGTGTCATTGTCTTTTGTTGGTGTGGATACTACTGTTATTCCACTAGGTTTCCCAGCTCAAACGGCTAACGGAATTGTATTTAATACTACGGAGCAAGTAACTATTTCGGGCGGTGTGGCTATTGCGAATACAGAAGCTGATATAGCTGGAGTCGACGGTATCGTATCCGAAAACTCAATTGTAGAAATTGTAAACCCATTGGCAGGTGTTACATCGGTTAATAATCCTTTACCGTCATTTGGTGGACTACCAATAGAATCAGATTTAGATTTTAGAACCAGAATATTATCATTAGGGATAAGCGGTAAATCAAGTGTAAACGCAATTAAAAAAGAAATAGATTTAATTTC